AATGGGGCCGGAAGAGTTCAACGATTTCATGCGTGAGGTGAATCATTATCAGGATTTGGTCGCAAAGGCTCTTGATGACGAGAAGAACAAGGAAGTGGAAGTGGAGTTTGAGCCTATCGGCGAGGAAGCTCTGCTGAAGCTCATGAACTCGAACGACTGGACGATGGCGGCGGCAATGGCCGTCAGCGAGGTCGCAATGGAAGATTAAGCGACATGCAAAGAATAAGTTGGTATAACTCTCACCACAGAGACACGGAGAACACTGAGTTTTTTGCTGTGTCAAGAAAGAAAAACTCTGTGTACTCTGTGCCTCTGTGGTGAATATTTCATAATGAATAGTTGGTTTATTAATTGGTTTCATGGTATTAGATTTTTGGAATGGAATGGCTGCGTCGTGAGACGCGGCCATTTTTTTTGGTAAACCAAAACCACGTTTTCGCACGATAGGTAAAAGCGAGAATATGGCATATCAATCAGGATTCAGACATTGCCGCGTGACCATACGGAATAAGGTGGTGGCGACGCAGTTCGGTGAAACGACATCGTATCAGGACGGCCCGACGGTGTGGGCGGCGAAGACGTGGAAGCATGGTGCCAAGGCACTCCAGGAGGGCGCACTGGACGCTTACGACAAGGTGCTGTTCCGAATGAACTGGAACAACATCGTGAAGCGCGACTCGCTGCTGGTGTGCGAGGGAAAGACGTACCAGATTCTATCACTCGACGGCGAGTATCAGAAGAATGAGATCGAGATACTGGCGCAGGAGGTGGTGCTGGCTGCGCCGAGATACACACCATCCATGAGCACCATCAGCGGCGGACAACGGAATCCGTATGAATTTGGAGGTTAAACTAAACATAAGGAACTATGAAACAGAAGACAGTAGCAATTATCCATTTCAACACCCCGGAACTGACGGAGGCGGCGATTGGCTCACTGCTGAAGAATGGCGGCGGGCCGTTCCGCGTGGTGGTGTTCGACAACTCGGACACGCGACCGTTTGAGGGCGCGACGAACGTGCAGGTGTTTGACAACACACGGGGACAGATTATCGATTTCGAGAAAGAACTGGAGAAGTACCCAGAGCGCGACCGCTCGATAGGTTGTGCCAAGGGGTGCGAGTTCGGTAGCGTGAAGCACATGATGACCGTTCAGAAACTTTGGGAGCTGTTGCCACAGGGCTTCGTGCTGATGGAGTCGGACATCCTGATCAAAAAGAACATCGACGAGTTCTTCCGCGAGGAGTACAGCGTCTATGGCTATTGCCAGAAGGCGCAGCCACATAACCCTTTTAACATCGGGCGAATGTTGCCCATGCTGTGCTGGATGAACGTGCCGATGCTCACCCGCGAAGGTGCCAGATATTTCGACCCGACGCGCACCTATGGGCTGTTGCCTGGTGGCAGACAGAACCGCAACAACTGGTACGACACGGGCGCGGTGTTGCTCGAAGACATCCTGACAAAACGGCCGCGACTGAAGGGCTACCACCGTGACATCCGCGAGTTCGTGGAGCACTACGGCAGTGGATCATGGAAAGGCAACGACCTCGCGCAGCAGATGGCGTGGATTGAGGCACACAAGAACCTGTTGCCGACGGACGACGAGATGGTGCATATGCCATTGCATACGGGCAAGGTGGCCGTGTGCGCCATCGGTAGGCTCGAAAACCGATATGCCGTGGAGTGGGTAGAGCATTACTTAATGCTGGGCGTTGACAAGATATTCATATATGACAACAACCGCATCAGCGATGGCGAGCTGTTTGCCGATGTGCTACAGCCATACATCGAGTCTGATTTTGTAGAGGTAGTATATTTCGATGGTCTGCAAAAGGATGCCTACGAAAAATGCTACCGCGACCATTCTGGCGATTACGAGTGGATAGGTTTCTTCGACTTCGACGAGCTGGTAAGTCTCGAAAATTGCAACGACATCCATAACTTCCTAAATTACTACGAGGCCGACGTGGTGAGCATGAACTGGATGACCATGACGGACTCAGGACTGACGCACTACGACGAGCGGCCAATGGCCGAGCGTTTCACCCAGGGAACGGGTGAGGACTTCGAGATAAACCGCCATGTGAAGTCGTTTGTGCGCTCTGGTATCAACGGCATCTCGTTCAATGATCCACACATCCCGAATGCGCCCGTCTTGCAATGCGAGAACGTGCTGCATGAGCGTATCGAGCAGATACCCGTGCAACCGAAAGTAATTCACAACGTGGCGTACATCAAGCACTACAACACCAAGACCGCCGAGGAATGGGCGACGCTGAAGATGCGCCGACTGTCTCCCTGTGGCGACGAGTACAACCGCGAGATGAAGGCCAAGAACGTGGAGTATTTCTTCAGCATCAACGAGCGCACACCGGAGAAAGAGGAGATTTTGGGCTGCGGTAAACCCAATACACGTAAACGCACGAATAGTAAAAAGACGAAATAGATATGGGATTTTTTGATAATCTATTCAGATCGGCAACGCCGGAGCACGACTTGAACTTCCGCGAGAGCCTGCCACCTATCGAGCAGTCGAAGGCGGGAATACCTGCGAGCACCGACCCGAACCACCAGACGAACAAGAAGGAGGTGGCAGGCGGCGACTATCAGGAGAACATCGTCCACGCCCGCAGTCCGAGAGTGGCACTCACAGTCTCGGCGGTTTATCGTGCCGTGGAGCTGAGGGCCAAGACCATCGGACAGATGCAGATGCAATACCAGTACCGCTCGAAGGAGGGCGGCAACTTCGTGATGGATGTGTCGAAGCCTCGCGGCGGTCAGGTGTCGTTCGGTACGCGGCTGAACTATCTGTTGCAGGTAGAGCCAAACCCGATGATGACGGCGCAGTCGATGTGGGAGCAGGTGACGATCAACCGCCTCATGCTGGGCAACGGCTTCATCTACATCGAGCGCGACGAACTGGGCGAGCCGAAATACTTGTGGCTGGCTGAGTGTGGCGGTTACAATCTTGGTACGCGAAAGTACACCATCACCTACATGAGTGAGCTTGGTATCGTGAAAAACAAGATTGTCGATGCCGACGACATCCTACACTTCCCGAACACCTACCGCGAGCGCAACGGCTTCTGGGGCATCAGTACCCTGCGATTTGCCTTCGACACGCTGAGTCTGATCAAGACCGAGGGCAAGCTGGCTCTCGAAACGGCTGCAAAAGGCGGTCGCGTGAAGGGATTCCTCACCGAACAGCAGAACGGCACGGTCAGCCCGATTGCGATGGGACTGTTCGATAAAGACCAGGGCGACCAATACGCACAGGAGATTCAGAACAAGCTCTATACCGGCCACGACATCCTCGCGCTGCGTGGTCTCGGAGGCTTCCAAGGCATCTCGCTCAGTGCGCAGGACATGCAAATGATGGAAATTCTGGGCATGTCTCTGGATGACGTGGCAAGGTTCTACGCTACCCCGCGCCCGCTGCTGATGATGGACACCAACTCGCACTACACCACCTACACCAATGCCACAATGGAGTACCTGAGTCGCACGATAGCCCCAGACGGAGCCGAGATGGAGGCCGAATGCTTCCGCAAGTTCCTGAGTATTTACGACTTTGGTCAGCACCGCTTCCACCTCTGTGAACAGCCCCTGCTCCGAATGGATAAGGAGGCACAGGCGAAGGTGGACATGCTCAACCTTCAGACGGGCGCAAAGACCGTGAATGAGATTCGTGCTGATCACGACAACCCAGCCGTGGAGGGTGGCGACGAGCCACTGGCAGCAGCCAACCTGATGACGCTGAAGGCTCTCATCGCCAAGGCCGACGCGAGCACCCAGCTGAAGCCCGGCAACTACACCGTAGCACAACCAGCCGCAAAGGAGGGCGAGGAAACCGCATGAAGTTAGTATAGCAAACCGTAGCGGTTTAGTATAGAAAACCGCAGCGGTTGAGTATAGTAAACCCAAGCGATAAAATATAGCAAAGTATGACACCGAACCCAACAAAAGAGGAAATCGACGCACTGGAGCGTGAGATCAAACAGCAGAGAAAACAGCGCGAGAAGCACATCCGACGCGCAGTAAACCCCAGATACTAAAACGGGGGTATAGTAGATAACATTTTCAAAGTTAAACGAGATATGACAAAACAGGTAAGATTCATCCCCATCGAGGCTTGCGGCCTGAAGGTACGCGAAGCCGAGGACGGTCAGCAGAGCCGCGAAATAGAAGGCATGCCGATTGTCTATGGCGTGCGCTCGGTGAACCTCACGCCGTGGTCTGAGACCCGTGAGGTGTATGAAGTGCTGGAGCCGGGATTCATCAGCGAGGAACTGCTGAAGCGCAGCGACGTGATCCTCAATCTGAACCACTCCAACCTTGTGCCCGACGTGCTGGGTCGCTACCGCAACTCAGAGCGTGACACCCTCTCGCTGGATTTGCAGCCGCAAGGCATGGGATGCCGTTGCAGCATGCCGAATACCAGCAATGCCAACGACGCGATGGAACTGATGCGCCGTGGTGACATCGACGGCATGTCGTTTGCCTTCAGCGATGACCCCTACGACAAGACCAGTGTGGAACTGGAGAAGACCAGCGAGCGCAGTGCCGACGGCAAGAAGGAAGTGTGGCTCCGTCATGTGAAGCGTGCCACAGGATTTTTCGACGTGGCCATTGTCACCCATCCCGCCTACGGTCAGACCTCAGTAGCCACCCGCGAGCAGGGTGAGGAAATCATGCGCCAGATAGACGCACAGATTGAAGCCCGCAAGCGCGAGCAGGAAGCCGCCGACGAAGCCGAAGAGGAAGCCCAGCGCAAGGAACAGGAGGCCAAGGAGCAGGAAGAGAAAGAAGCCCGCGAACTGGCTGAAAAGGAACAGCGTGAGCGCGAAGCTGTGGCCGTGATGCGTATGCGTCGCAACCGCCTGGCTCTCGACATGCAAGAAGATTTAGACAACTTTATTTTTTAACCCCTTAAAACTGTTTTAAGATGAACAAAAAGGAAATCATGAAGGTGGCCGCTCGCAACCGCGAGATTCAGAGCCGCATGTCCGCCATCTATCT